CTTTTTCGAGTCTTTCGATGTGGTGTTGGAGGTACCATAATGCTTTTCTGAGGTCCTCGAGTTCTTTATCTTTTCCTTTTTTTCCTGCACGACTTATATATTTTACTGTATTTCCTAAACTGAATCCTAAATCCCAAGCATCAATTACTTTGATTGCTTCATATGTGTTATTTTCCCCTCCGTAATGTTGAGGATGATTTACTTGTTCCATTATTCCTCTCGATATTCTTTTAATAACTCATCATTAAATTTAGTCCCGTATTTTCCTTCCAATGTTTTTGCGTCAACATATGTACTCATCATATTTTTCATCTCATAAATTTGATGTGTAGTATCTAATGATTTAACAATCTCACGAATGATTTTATATGGGTCGGCGTTTGACCCTGGTCTACGATCTTCAATGTAACCCTTCCATTCTTTTGCGGTGTCCTGAGGAACTCTAATTGACGCTCCACGATCAGAAACACCCCAACTAAACTTATCAATTGATTGAGTTTCATATTCACCAGTAAGTCTTAAATGGTTTTGTGAACCGTAAGCCTTGATGTGATCATTATGTCTTGATTCAAATGCGTTGAATAGTGCCATAAAATATTCTTCGTTTCCTTCATGTCTCATCATATCAGTTGAGAAGTTTGTGTGAAGACCTGATCCGTTCCATTCACCGTGTGTTAATGGTTTTGGGTGTAGTTCAATGTGGTATCCATATTTTTCCGCAATCTTAAATAAGAAATAACGGGTCATCCAAAGATCATCACCACCTTTATGTTTTCCTTCTGAGAACACTTGGTATTCCCATTGACCTAACGCAACCTCAGCGTTTATTCCTGTAATATCAATACCATAATTTAAACACATGTTCAAATGTTCGTCAACAAATGGACGACCCACCACATTATGTCCAACTCCACAATAATATTCACCTTGTCCTTTAAGAATGTTTCTTTTATGACCTAAAATGTTTCCATTAATTTCTTCACGAATGAAATATTCTTGTTCAAACCCGAACCACAAATCCTCATAACCTTCAGTAATTTGTGATCTTTTATTTGTTTCATGTGGTGTACCATCTGGGTTTAATACCTCACATAAAACATAAACTGTATTATTATCCAAAGGAAATGTTTGAGGAGTGTAGTGTCTCACAGGTTTCAAAAGTCTATCTGAATTCCCAGTTTCCGCTTGATTGGTTGATGACCCATCAAAGTTCCATACAGGAAAATTACCATCTAAAAATGCGTTTCTAACTTTCTCGTATTCAACAATTTTAACTTTACTTCTTAGGTTTGGTTCTGGTTTATATCCGTCTGACCAAACATATTCCAATTTAATTTTCATTTTATTTTATTTATGTGATTTATTATTTCTTCTTCTGATTTTCCTTCATTAAACAACCGATATACTTGGCGTGAAAAATCGTCGGTGCAAATGACTGCATCGGCGTTCAAATAAGTCATGAGTTTGTGTAGATTTGAAAGTATGTTTTCTTTTTTAAGAAATCTTTTATTGAAACCCATTTGTTTTAGTTTTTACTTTTTCTTGGGAATAATAATACTTTCTAATTTGTTTCCCCAATTCTTGATCGTTTGGGAACTTGAGGACCATTTCTTTAATAAACTTTAGAAGTTCGTCTTTTTCTTTATCACTCATTGTTTTGTTTTACTTGTTCAAATTTTTTTGTTTGTGATATAAAACCTGCTATTCTTCTTTTAAACATCGGAAGGAGTGTTTCGTTTATTGGGAAAACACCACTAGATGTCATATGGAATATTGGTGCGGTTTTTTTATCTATTGCACCGAATGAAGAAAAGTTATTTATAATTTTTGAAATAGTCAAATCATTTAATTGTTGGTCATAAATTAATTTGATATTTGTCATTTGTTGAGGATTGGTCCTTGTTTCTTTTTTTATGGTATATTCCCAAACATAATGAGTTTTTTCGTGATCAACGAAGTAAAAGAATCCTTTTGGATGTAAAATGTTTTTTTTGTTTCTTTTGATTTTCATATCCAATGAATCAAAAACAATTGTCCACACAGATTTTGCAACATTAAAATATTCCATCATTCGTGGGGCAGAATACAAAAGAATTTGTTTAAATTCTTTATTTTCTTCTTCAGACATTTTTGGTAACTCTCTAACTTTCAAATCTTTAACCATTATTTCGTCATCGATATTTGTAAGTTTCTTATCAGTATATACAATTTTATGATCCCTCATAAGAGCTTGGACATTCATTAAGTGAAGAGATAATTCAATAAAACCAGGATACAATTCCAATTTGTCGAGTCTGTCTCCCATCTTTTGGAAGTACGAAAGTAGTTTATATTCTTTGTATTCTCTATCAATAGGTTTTTCGAACATCCAATCGGTGTCCATCAAAAATTCTATTTTCTTTTTCCTTGCCATTCATAAAAAACATAATACAAAACATAAAACAAATAAAGTCCTAAGAGACCCTCATTACATAATACTCGGTTCCATTTATATCAAAAGTTTCATAGTCTCCGTCATAAGAGTTTAATAAAGAACCGTAACCATCTGAACTAATTACCGTGTTTACAATACTATCAGTATCAATAAAATCCATTATGAAGGTCTTATCATAACCGTAGTGATTAATAAAACCTTTTATGTCGTCTTCCCATTCTCTAACTCTATCATTTACTTCATTTTCAATCGCACTTTCGTCATAACCACCTTGAGGATCTTCTTTAATTTCTTCTATTGTTTCCTCTAAACCATCAATTTTTTCTCTAAGTTGTTCATATTCTTCATTACTTATACCTTCTCTTTCAATTTTTTGATTCAATGAGTCTATGGTTACTTGAAGTTGCTGAACCTGTCTCATTTGTTGTTGTGATAGTTCTAAAGGAATTTCAAAACCTTCAGGATCGTCTCTTACATAGTCATCGTAGAAGTCTTGTAACCAACTTGTCCAACTTTGTTTGTCTAATGCATCATCAAAGACCCACTCTGAAAAAGCATCCATTCCCATGTCATCTAACATACTTTCAACCGCTTGTTTTGCGGCGTTATCCGCTTCATCTTCTGTATAAACATCATAAGTATTGGGATTAAATCCACCGCCACCACCTAACCATTCGTATTGTTTTCCATAACCATAGGTTGCTCTTCCACTCGGATAAATGTAATACTTGTCTTCAGGAATATCATTTCCTTCTTCATCTTCAACCATATCAACATCACCATTTTGTTTTAAATAATCGTATAGGGCTTCAGTTCTTTCTGAGTCGTCATCTTCGTTTTCAACATCCCATTCATTATCTTGTCTTTTTTCATCTAACTCTGCAAGTTTTTTATTCAGTTCCCTTTGCACCTTTATTTTCCACAACGAAGATCCATAGTCAGATACATAACCATCAACGGTAATTCCTTCAACACTTGGTACATTGGTGTGAGAAACATCAAGTCTTCCCATAACCCTAACGACACCAGTAAGTGGTCCAATATTTTTATACTTACTAACATCTAACGGACCTGTAATAACAATACCTTTACCTCTATATGGTTTAAGTCTTGATATTCTTTCGGCAATACCTCCAACATCATCCAATAACTCTAAATAATCTTGTGGAGATATGGATACAAGGTTTTCATCTTGTTCTAAAATGTAATTTTTAAAAAACTTCTTCAATGACATATGTTATAAATATCAATAGAAATATAATTGATTTTTTTTATTTCTTCACTAAAGTTCATTTTAATAGATATTTATAGTCAAATAAACCACTTAAAATAATTATCATGGGTTGCGGATGTAAGAACAAAGCTAATCAAACACAACAACAAACTCAACAATCTACACAAACTCAACAACAATCGTCTCAGGCTCAAGCTCAGACCCAAACGAATGTTCAAGAGAGCGTAAAAAAAGTTATCTCAAAATATTACAGAAGATAATATTTGTTGTGTTAAAAAATTACAGGTGTTCGTATCGGACACCTTTTTTTTTGTTTGATATTTATAACATATGAGTTTAGAAAGAGCAAGAAATTTAATTCAGTCATTTAACGATGGTGACTACGAGGATGATATTGAACCGTATTTTAATACCTTGATGAATTTTTTAAACTTCATCAAAAAATATGGTTTATTAAATGAACTTGATTTAGGAGAATTACCGTCCAGAGAGTTTGATGAGGAAATTTTTAATTATTTAGTTGAAAATGGTGTTATATCATCCCTAGACTACGATTCCGTTCCTGAAGAATATAAAAATATGTATCTTCTTCATGGTTTAGAAAATAACTATGAAGACACGATGGTTTTTATTACAAATAATCTTATTACAGATGTAGATATTAGACCTGACGGTTTTTATCAGCGTTTAAGAGATAGAGAAGAATTGGAGATTTTATTTTGTGGTTCAAGTCGTGGTGGTGGTGCCAGATATGTTGCAAAAATGATTTTAAGTGAAGATGGTTTAGGACATGATTGGTATTTTGACGATTATATAACACCACACCGAGTTGTTGATGAACTGGATGACGCAAACATCACATCACTTA